AGAAACATACGCAACGCAGAGAACTCTGCAGGACGAGGTAGGTTCTCATACAACACTGACCATGCAAACATCGTAGGCGAATGGCATAGATGGAATGCGCTTAACAATACAATGGAGTTCTGGTTCGGCAATAAGGAATACTGGAACCGTATAGCAACTGGTAAAGCATTCAAAGAATATGCGAAAGATGCTGGTGGTATGGCAGCTTTCATGAGCAAGTCGATAGAGATAGTCCAGACCTTGAACCATAAGGCAAATAAAAATTTTGGCATGACATTCATCTACCGGTTTTTCCAAGACACAGGAAATGATTCTAAGTTCTTTATGAATGACTTAGTAAAAAGGCTGCCTACAAAATTCCTAGATAGTACCACTGATGCAGAGAGGACTAAGGCATTCCAGATATTAGCTGTGGTAGCAATGTATAGAGGTATAGAGGTTGAGAAGTCAATGCGTGAGATTATAAAGCTCGGCATTGAGCCTGTAAAACTGGACGCTAAATCTGATAGCTATGTAATTGACCATGAAGTGATGAAGGAACTTATTGCTGCTAAGCATGTATCCTTAGCAGACATCCGTGCGGGATTAAAAATTACTATACCAAAAGGTGAGAAAGAACTTGAAATAGATGCGGTAGACCTCAAAAATTTTGGCAAAACACCTGAAACTAAGTGGATATTTGACAAGAACATTACTGAAAACTCGGCAATATGGAAACTGGTAGAAGAGCATCAGACTGCTGTTGCCTATTCAGCTGCTAATATATTAGTAGGTGAAGCTCAAGGTGGGATTGACGAAAGAATAGCAAAAATTAATGAAGTCAGACGGACTGTAAAAGGTGTAGGAGGTGAATCTCTAACTAAGGAAGATAGTGCCTATCTTGATAAAGTACTTGGCGACTATATACGTATTTATACTGAAGGTGCTTGGAATCTCGTATTCCCTCAAACTGATGAAGAGCATGTGAAAATGATAGCAGCATTTGATGAGGCCCGAAACAAAGCGGAAGGTTTCTTGAAGAAAGCGATTCTCCCCCTAATGAATACTACAGAAGGTGCAGGAGCTTTTGGAAATCTTGAAAAAGCATTAGGTGGTACATTGCCAGAATTTGAGTACATGAGTAAAAAAGAATACAAGTACATACTAGACAATGTAACACGAATAAGAACAAGAAATTTAAGCGAAGATACTACATACCAAATCCAGAATGTCCTTCAGAACTTATGGCTTAATGAATCAATAGTAGAAAATCAGAAAATAGGTCTATATCGTACTGTACTGGGTAAGTATGTACCATTAGTACGGGATGGTGAATTCCAAGTCATAGTTAAGGCATATAGAATAAGGAAAGATGGCTCATTAGGTAGACCTCTTAAAGTTAATTCTCATACTAGAACTATGTTGCTATATACGCAAACAGATAAGATAGCAGCTGCTAAGTCTATGATGGAGACATTCAATTCAGGGATGAAAGACCAAACTTTAGATATGAAAGATGCACATGGTATAGTGCATAAAGCAAGGCTTGTCGCTGAGTATAGTGAGACTAGAAAGGAAGCACCTCGTGCAGGTCCAGTTGGATACACTGACTTAATATCAACTTTAACTGCAGCAGGAATACGGTTCAATCCTACACAGGCTAAGATACTTATAACTCAAAGTACTGGCTTTAAAAATAAAGCACGACGCTCTCTCCCCCGTTCACTAACGCCCGGATTCGAGCAAAGAAACGGACTTAGACATGTATCAGCATACCTTGAAACACAGTCACACATTGCAGCAAAGGCTGCATATCGCCACAAAATCACTCGTGTAATGAAGGACGATAATTTCTGGCATGGCGACGATGCGGTTCTTAGAGAATATGCAGAAGAAGTGGACGAAGCACACAATAATGTACAGGAAGCTAGACAAAAAGGAAGACCACAGGGTGAGATAGATAGATTAGTAGCAACAGAAAATGTAGTCCGTTATAAGTTTGAAAGATACTCTTATATGTATAGTCATTCCAGAGCAATAAGTGATGTGGGCGAACTAACTATTAGTGGTAAAAGACATAAGCTTGAAAAAGGGGTATTGAATATAACTGTTGGTGGTAAGAAATATAAACTTAAACTAAGAGGAAGGGGTGAACGCTACCGTGACGAAGCCACCAAGATAGTAGCGTGGTACGAACAGTCTACAGATGTTGTAACCAGTACGGAAGATATGCTGTCTGGTAAGATAAGTGCACAACTTAAGATGGTTACTGTGCTAGGTCAACTAGGTGGAAATATTGCAACAGCGCTAGTTAACCTCACATCCATTCCTATGCATACTGTTCCCTATCTAGCATTCCATAATTCAGTTCGAGGAGTAGGCGGGGGCTTCGGCTTAGGCAGAGCGACTGCGGAAATAGCAATGGCGGGAAAAAATCTTGCAAATCGTCATTTTGGGACTGAAGAATTTCTTGCGGATATGGTCAAGAACTGGCCTAAGACTAAAAAAGCTAACTGGGTAAACAACTATGGGCTTACTCTTGACGAAACAGAATTCTTACTACAAGAGACAAGGCTCGGGATTCTTTCCCCCGCGCAATTCAACGCTCTAGCAGGTTCAGCAAGAGGCGGTATAGAGAAAGCAAAAACTATTAGGGCTATAAAAGTATGGATGTCTCCGTTCACATATACTGAACAACTCAATCGCCGAACTACTGCATTAGCCACATATCGCCTACATCGTGCAAGACTTGAAGCAGCAGGGGGTTACACTACAAATCAATTAAGAGATATACCTGCAGAAGAAGCCAACAAGGCTGTAGATGAAACACAGGGCAACTACGATATGTATAACAGACCTCAGATAGCCCGTGGTAATATATTCCAGTATCCATTCATGTACAAGCAGTTCGTACTTACTTCAGTCCAGTTGCTTGCATCAATGCCATGGCAGGGTAGAGTGACATATCTAGGGTTGATGTTCCTTGCAGCAGGATTGAAAGGGTTCCCATTTGCTGACGACTTGTTTGACTTAATTGATACTATCGCACAAATGCTTGGTATTAGAATGGGCAGTATAGAGATGGAAGCACATAAGATACTTGATAATATAGCCCCAGGTTTTTCACCATTCATTATGAACGGCATCCTTGATAGGTTCTCGGGTGCTACTGTATCCACTAGACTAGGACATGGTGACCTAATTCCTTTAACTGGTGCATTTAGAGCAGGTGCTAACTTCCAGCGTGAAGCAGTGAACTTGTTTGGCCCAGTATATGCAATGTTCACAGGATTAGCTACCATGGGTAAGTCAACATTGCGATATGGGGGTGAGGTACTAGGCTTTAAGCCAGATACCACTAGAATAAATGACATTCTCCGAGAGTCACCTATCGCTGCATTAAGGGCAATGAGCGATGGATACGCCTACAATAGGGATGGTTCAATAACAAATGCACAGGGTAAAGTTGTGTCAACAGATATGACAGGGTTTGATGTCGTGAGGAGAATCGCGGGGTTCTACCCTGCTGTCGCTACCCGAGAGAATAGAGTAGTCAGAATTTCCAAGAGGGTAAGTGATTACACAGCAGAGATACGCAGAGAATTTCAAGTCGCTTATGTGAAAGCGAAAGTTTCAAAGAATCAATCTCGGGCTAACGAGATATCAAAACAAGTACAGGATTGGAATAGGAAAACTCGTGGCACTGAGTTCTACATAAAGAATTTTAGAGCAAATGCCAATCGTGCTGTAAGAGAGGCTTTACGACCAACATCTAAACGCTATCTTAAGTCTTCACCTAAGAATATGCGAAAAGATGTGGAGTGGTTGATGGACTTATACGATTTAAACTAACCACCCTTTTCTTAGGGCATTAAGCCACATCACTACATACAGTAAACAACCTGTACATATTACTGCCATCACGAAGTAAGCGAATGTGAGTATGTGCTTTATCATTTAACCATTGCCATTTGACCGAAAGTCAAATCTTCTGCTGCTACATCAGCATCATCTAATATGCCTTGTAATCTAGGATGGTTAAGGTTAATACCAATGACATAAGATTGCCCTAGTTTAATTGGTGTATTCTTACCTAAGAAACATTTCTTAGACCTAGGGGTAGCATCAACATTCTCACCTATGAGTTCATTGCAGAATGACTTATAGTCATGTCCTTTCATGGATAACCACTTGCGAAAATGTGTTCTATCTAGCATTAATGTACCACTGCTAAACACCTCTGCCATTGAGTTACGGTGAACATCGAATCTAACACGTATCTCTCCACGAGGTAGTCTGCCAAAGTCAACTACTGGTTTCTGTCCTGCTGTATGCATGATTGTAACTGCAACGTTAGCAAAGTCGTTAAGGTATTCAGCAATGATGTCAAATGAATCTAACTTGCTTTCAGCAGCAACAGTGCGAATAGCACCAATCTGCCCTAGTACCCATTCAGTACCTTTAGTGTAATCATAATCAATTAAACCCCAATCTTTGGCAAGTTTAGATGATAAGTCTGAAAGAATAATAGCCTGTTCCCAAAATCGTTCCTCACCACTGAACCTTGCATCATATCTTTTATAGAATTGGTCAGTTGCTTCTGCAATCATAGCTCTTATACCATCACTACCAATTTCTATCAACTTACTTATATATGCGTGACCTATGTGCCCGTAATTGCTCGTTATGAAATTATAGATATTCCGTCCTGCTTCACTGGTCTTGGTGAATAACTCATGTGATGGTACAGTAACTTCCAGTAAGCGTGCCATCTGAGCATCAGTATCCAGTCCAGATGCAATTAACTTGGATTGCAATGACTTATTCGTCGATACTACAACTGGTATTGCCCAAGTTTTAGTTTCCTTCTCAACTGCAGCACGATTAAGTCTAGCCTTATCTCTACCTTGGCTTACCCAGTAACAGAAGTCAGCGACGTCTCTATCTTGCATCATGGTTACTTCATCTACTGTCATTGGTAGATGGGCATATAGTCCCATTCTATGGAATAAGGTGTTCTGTGTGAATTTTGATGCGAAGTGTAACTTATCTGGGTCACCATAGATGGACTGTATCCAGTATTGTGCTAGTGTTTTACCTCCACCAGTTGGTCCATATAAGGATATAGTTAGTCCTTTCAGTCCAGTGAAGTTGTACAATGGGGCAGAGAATCCAACACCTAAAGCAAACATATGACTTGGCATATTAACTTTATCTAGCATTCTAGTCATTTTAGTCCATGCTTCAGCACTGCCTTTTGTACCATACATATCTGTGCCTAACGAATTAGATACTGTTGATAGTGAAATCTTCTCCTCTTTAACAACATCTTTATCGTCCTTATGAATAACAGTGTCGCCTATAACAAAATGCGTATCTTTCTCCTTCCAACCCATAGTTGAGTAAAGGTTAGTCATAGTACGTATCTGTCTTAATTCTTCCATATATGTTCGTAGCATAAGTTGAAAGTACTCCGTTTGTCGTTTATTAAATAATACTATACCTTGGTCTGCTATTGCAGTAGGGAACTCTCTGCTCCCATCAGTTAAAAATGCTTGCCGTAATACCAGTTCACTCCACCCAACATGAGGGCGTTTCCAGTGATAGCGTACTACTTCATAACCTAAATGGTCATCACGACCATAACCAACAGGGTATATGTCAAACTTGCATATGTCAATATCAGTATCATCAATAGTCATCTTGATACCCTGTGTAGTTCTTTTGAATGGTTTAGGCATAGGTACTGAGTTTGCTACCTTATCTGGGGCTTCCGCATGAACTGCCACCTCTTGATATTGAATACCTAATCTTGCAGGTGAACCAACCTTATCTTTATATTTACACCCTCTACATCCATTAGGTCTATCAGAATGGAACTTACCACAAGTAGTTGGCCCAGTAGCATTAGCTTTCCACTGTATTACTTTCTTTCGTGTTACTGATTCAGAATAGTCAGTGTGCCCTTCACTCCATTTTATTGCTGTTTCTTCTGGGTCTACACAGAATGCAGCAACCCCGATTAAGTCGTACCATAGTGGTTCTGGTACATCACCTTGGTTCTCAATAGCCCAATTTATCTGTTTACATTTACTTGCTACAACTGAGCCAATAGCAGGTGGGAAGTCAGCATCGACTGCTAAATTATCTAGCAATGAGTTTCCACGTGGTTGTCTTGAAAGCTTAGCGCCTGGAGACTGTATGTAATTTGATAAAGTATCAGAAAGAACTTTTGGTGCAACAGGCTCAGCATCTAACAATAACTTTACCTTATTTCCATTCTTTGGATTATGTGTGCCAACTGGTCTTAATACTAATGCACTATTAGTTGTTAACCCTGCGTCAATATAAAATTCCTTCTCTACTGATGCTAACTTCATAGCACCTGCAATCATTTTCCATTTATGTGGGTCTAGTTCTTTAGTTAGCACCCAGTAGACATGTAGTCCATTACCAGAAAATACTACCATAGGTTTAGGCAGTTTCATATCATTAACAAACTTACCTAAGGCAGTTAGACCTTCTTTCCAAGATGGATATGGCTTTGATTCACCGCAATCTACATCTAAAGCAATTACTTTAGTTGCTCTTACGTTATCTTGTTTTCTGTTTCCTTTTTCTTTAAATGCTGAAATTGCATAGTAGGTGTTGTTTTTAGACTGGTCTGACCTAATACAGACCTTCGCTAATTCTTCTACACTGTCAAAAAATCCTTGCCTATTGCCATCTTTATTAATAACTGTAGTAACATAGAATCCCTTGGACGGTAGAACTCGTTGTAGAAACTCCAACGTATTCATATGTCCTCCTTGTAAATGGGGGGGAGAGCGCTATAAACTCCCCCCCAGTTTGGTTAATGATACTCCTCTAAATACTCAAGAAGTCTCTTTTTCCTGTCCGCTGGTTCCATCACAATAATATCAGGTGATGGCCATGCCTTATCTTGCATGACTGCCAATAATTTCCTAAGAGTAGCACGCATTTTCTTGTCATTTTCTTTACGCATAGGTTGGCCTTTTCTCCAACTATGGTAAGTCATGCGTGATACACCCAGTC